CCGCTACAGTTGTGGCGGTGTTCCCTATGGTGGTGAAAATGCAAAGCCCGGCCATCACGCCTTCGCCAGAGGTGAACCGGGTCAGGGGCGTTGTCGGCAGGTTTGTCGTCTGCGGCGTCGTAACTGTGCCCGACAGCCCCCCGGATATGTTGAGCATGTCCACAAGGATAACAGCCTGCCCGCCGATGCCTGATGGATTGAGGCGCGCCCCCATGATCGAGAGCCTGCCCCCGCCGACCGCAGGCATCGGGCCGATGCTGTGGTCGCTGGTGCCGTCCAGCGCCACGCTTGCGGTCGGGGTCGCCGGGGCGGGCAGAAAGACGCGCGATGCAAAGCACAAACGCCCCGCGAACGCGAACGTCCCCGACATCTGGAAATCTGCAAAGCGGTTTTCGCCTAGCTTTGCGAGATAGTCGTCATAATTCGCAAGCGCCACATCACTTCTCCACGAAACCAAGTGCGCCGAACAGTTCGGTCGCGGTCGCTGTGCCTGGAATAAAGAGCAAAGACAGACATGCGTTCGGGTCGATCATGGGTATACCCGGCAGTCCCGTAGTGTAGTCACGCCACCCCATAACCCCCGCTGACCCGACAGGAATCACGGCCAAGGGCCGGGCAATGGTGATGCCAAAGTTTCCCGCCGTGCCTGTTGATGCAGTGAGTTGAACGCTTGCAATTGCCCGGATGCCGCTGTCCCCCGCCGCCAGCGGAATACGCTGCGCCCGCGTTTCTTCGCGGAAGCCCGTCGCGCCGATGTTGATAGCGCTGGTCTGACCGGTGTTCCCGTCTTGGTCGGTATAGGTCATTGTCAGGGTGGTGCTGGTGGTGCCCAAGAGCGAGTAAACCTCATAAAAGGCAAAGTTCCCGGCCCCGCCCGTATTACGTGTCAGTGCTGGCGTCGGGGTTGTGCCCTGCACCGTCTGGGCGGTTGTCACGACGCCCGACAGCCCGCCGATGTGAAACAGCCGGTCGTAAAGCACAAAGACACCCGCGACCAAGGGGGCAATGGCCGCGCTGATCAGGTGCTTGTCCCGCGCCCCACCAGGGGCAGAAAACGGAACGGCTCCTGCCGTTGTGCGAGTCGGGATTTCCCCCACAGTCGGTGTCGCGCCGCCCGCAGGCATCCCGTCATAGCGCCACAAAGAGCAGCCCCGACCAGCAACCGGGGCCGTCGCCGCCACGCCCGCCACCCGTGGCACCTTGTGGAAGAACAGGTTATCCGGCGTGCCGTTATTGCCGCCGGTCTGCCGATTGATCAGGTCCGACAGGTCATCAAGCGCGGCCATCAGTTGCCCCCCCACGAAATGCCGCGCGCCACGGCGTCCACCTTTGCCGCCACGATCAGCGCCGAAAGATTGTCCAGGTTGACCCCGCTGGAATATTCCAGCCCGCCCGTGGCAATAGGCTCAATTTTAAAGCGACCATCGTCAATGACAATGCGCCAGTCCTGGCTGCTGACCGTATAGAGCACACAACCGGGCTGGGTCGTGACCTCAATCGTCAGGTTTCCTGCTTGCAGGGTCATGAATGCACTTCCTTACGCGGGGATTGAAATGGTGAACGCCGCGACCGTCACGCGCCGGTTGTCGTATTATAAGCCATCGCTCACCTGTCTTTTCAGGGCCACGCTATCAGGTCGACGGATGCGTGATCGTAGCGCCCGTAACCTGGACCGTCTGCCCCGACGTAAACGCTGTGCTTGAAACGACCACGTCTGTTCCGGACGTGCCCACGTTCAAGCCACTGACGATCACGGTGCCGGCGTTGTTCCTCAGTTCCGCAAGCGCGGCCGTTCCGGTCGCCGACGCCGTCGTCGATAGCGGCAGGCCCGCAAGCGTCAGGACGTTACCGGACACAGTCGCTGGCGTGGTTTGAAGGTTGACCGTTGCGAGAACGCCGGTCGAGCCAGACAGCGCCGAAGTGCCAATGACAAGCGTCGCGGCCGCAGCCCCAGTCGTCGGGATTGTTGGCGCGGTTGCGGTCCCGAGCGCGTTCAGAACAAGGTTGAGCCGGTTCGTGCGCAGAGAAGCGTTATAGATGACAGGCATGATTTACATTCCCTTGTTTTCGGGCGCGGCCTTGCGCGCTTTTGTCCCGGCGGGCTTTTCCGCCTTTTGCTCTGGCACGGCGTATCCGTGCGCCAGCGCGTAAGCTTCAACCTCGCCGGTCACGACGCCACCGGGCGTCAGGACAAGGCAATCGCCTTCCGGCAGAAAGAACCGGAAGCGCGTGGTCACAACGGCCATGATAGCTCCATAGAACATGGTGGGGCGGCCAGAAGACCGCCCCCACTCGCTCACCAATCAGGTGGTGGAAATACGCAGAAGCTTGATGGCCTGCGAATTCCGGATAATGCCGCCCACGCGCTTGCGAACATGGAACCGCACGAATCCCGGCGCGGTCACTTCATCGCGGGTGATGCGCATCCCTACACGGTCGACGATCAGATAGCCTTCCCGGAAATCGCCGAAAGCAACCGGGAAATTGTTCGCCGCCACCGCCGGCATGTCTTCGGCCTCGACAACCGGGAAGCCCGCGAACGTGCTCGGCTGGCCGAGCTGAAGCGAGGACTGCCACAGATACTGGTTGTCAGTCGCCTTGTACTTGCGCAGCGTGTTCAACACGGAACGCGAGACAACCCAAACCGCGTTAGGGCGGTACCGGGCGCGGAGCGCGTACACCATGTCAAGGAACGTGTCCGCCGAAGACGGCATCGCGGCCGCCGCGCCGCTCGGGACAAACTGCAACGTGCCGAACGCGCGCGTCGCGTCGCCGGTCACAACCGGCGTCGGACCAGCCAAGAAGCCGGTCGGCCTGTTCGTGCCGTTGCCGGTCACAAACGCAGTTCCTTCGCCCTGAGCGATGGCTTCCGCGCAAGTCTCCATCAACCACTGTTCGACATTGAAGAACAGGTCGTCGATAGACTCTTCGGTGGCCTGCGGATAGGCGTAAGCCGTGCCCATCGTCGGCGACCGCTCCGCCAGGTCAGAGGTGTTCGTCTGCGTCCTAGCCGAGCCTTCGCCAATCCATGCAAACGCAACGCCATTGATGTCGAAAAGCTCCTTGTAATCGGAGGTGCCGACCGAGCGGACAGTTGCGATCTGACGAATCGGAGAGATGTCAACCGAAAGCCGCGCGATGGTGCTTTCGATTTGCTCGGGCAGCGCAAAGCCACCCGCCGACCCGGTGGTGGTGGTCACCTGAGCGGCGCGCGATTCCCATCCATCATTGCCGGTCTTGGTTGCCATCTCCTTCTGTGCGCGGTGCAGGCGAACCTGCCGCTCGTGGTCAGAAGGGGCGCGCAGCCAAGCGCGAAGCGCCTCGCGATGCTCACGGGCTTCCGGGCTGTCAACCTGCTCGCTGCCGAACGCGTCGCGCCGCGCCGCGCGCGTCTCTGCAAGCTCAATGCGCTTCTTCACGTCTTCAAGGTCATTCAGCACCGCATCGATCTTGTCGAGCTTGGCGCGAGTCTCCGGCGTCACACCGCCCTTCTTGATTTCGGCGATCTGTTCATCGACCGCCGCGCGGTGAGCGTGAACTGCCTCGCCAATACGGTTGATCGTGCCCGCGATCTCCGAAAGAGCGGGCTTCTCGCTGATCCCATCCATGGGACTATCTCCTGAAATTGAGTGTTGCAAGCAGCCCGAGGGCTGCGGTTCCAACGCGCTCAACCTCACGAGCGTCCCGCTCGTCGGATTCGATGCGCTTCACCTGCGCCACGAAAGCGCGGGCCGCGTCACGCGAAAATCCGGCCGCATCCCGCAGCACGGTTTCCGCCTGACGAATAGTTGTGATCTTGCCGATGTCGGCGGCGCGAACCGCCGTCACGCGCGCGGCGGTGTTCGCAGGAAAAGTCACAAGCGAAACTTCCCACAGCTCAATTTCCCGCACCTCGCGCACGCCGGTTTCAGTGTTCCATTCCGCGCTCTTGGTCATGAAGCCGATGCTCAGGCCATTGATCGCGCCCATCTTGAGAAGCTCGTAAGCCTTGCTTCCGCCGCCGGTCGCCAGCGCCAATCGGCCCTTCATGTAAAGGCCGTTATCATCCTCGCGAATTTCGGACCAAACCCCGATAGGTTCGTTCGCATCGTGCTGCCACAGCATCGCGGGCATGGTGCCGGCCGCCCTGTGCGCGGCGATGGACGCGGCGAACGCGCCGGGCATCACAACGTCGTCGTAACTGTCCTGTACTCCGAAGACGGAGCCGTAGCCTTCAACCGCGCCGTCGATGTCCGCGCGCGCCTGAAATGAAAAGGCCCGCTGTTGGCGGGCCGAGACTGGTTCAATCATCTTGACTACCCTCCGACGGCGGATCGCCGCCATCTACAGACGCGGCGTCCCCGCCGCCTCCGGAATCGCCGCCCGCAATGTTCGCGGGCGACCAAAATTCATTGCCGCCGTCTACGGCGTCCATGCCAAACGCATCGCGGATTTCGTTTCGCGTCATGATCTGCATTTCGATCATCGTGCGCGCCCACTCCGCGCGGTCCTTCATCGACCCCTGCGTCAGATAGCGCGTGTCGAACTCGACATAGAGCGGGCCTTCACCGTCGAGAATGAATTCGTCGAGGCGCTGCCGCCAAAGCTCCAACCACGGCGCGAGCGTGTGCCGCTCGTGCGCCGCAAACATCGCTTCGGCGCTGGCGTAGGTCGCCGTCTTATCGCTATGGCCAATCATGATCGGGAAGACGCCGAACGCCCGCGCCACTTCCTCGACCTGAAACCGCCGCTGCTCCAAGTGCTGTTGATCGACGCCGCTCATTGCCATCGGCTTGTAGTCGAAGCCGTTGTCCAGAATGGCCGTGCCGTTCTTGTTGGTTGTCGTGAATTCTCGCCACGACGCCTTAAGGCGCTCGATGACCTCGACACTCAGTTTGTTTGGCGTGGTGAGCACGCCCGCCGGACGGCCCCCGTTAGCATGCAGCGTGGCTTGCGTGCGCTCGGTTGCAATGGACAGCCCGACCGCCTCCCGCGCCAGTGAAAGCGCGTCCATGCTCTTGACAAGTTCCCACCGAAGATTGGGAAGGTGTAAAACCTGTGCGGGACCAAACTCCTTGATCAACCCCCACTTGTCCCAACACCGATAGACAAAGTTGTGCCGGCCCCGTTCCTCGATCTGGAAATTTCCCGGCTGCACCGGGATCAGTTCGCGCACCCGTTTGTTGTCGCCCATGACCTTCACGGCCAAGGCGTCACCACACAGAACCGCGTGCATCGTCATCGTGCGGCGAAACTCGAAAGACGTCTGCCACTCGTTTGGCCGCCGCGCCAGAAGCCGTTGCTCCGGGATGTTCGCCGCCAACTCCCGCGCGCCGTTTGCACGCTCGCGATACACGCGAAGCTGCGGGGTTGCGCACCCGTCGGCGATCACCTTCGCGCACGCGAGCACAGCCGACACACGCAGCGCAGTTTGCAACGTGACGGCCTCTCCGGCCATCACCACGCCCCCCCATCCCGCGCCGTCCAGAAGCGCAACAATTTCGTCAAGCGACCGCGTTTTGCTTCGCGTCGACAGCTTCCCCATGCCGAAGAATTCGCGAAGGCCCATCATACGAACGCCATCGCTGCGCTTTCGAGGTAGGACGGGCTTTGAACGCTGTATTCCTCAGCCGCGATAGCCGCCGCCATTGCGAGCGCCACCATGCCGTCAATCCGCCCGTGCGACTTGTGCTTCGCCAGCTTCCGCCCCCCGGCCGCATTCGTTTCAATAGTCGCGTTTGCGGCGCACATGCTCAGCACCGGATGGTTCCCGTGCGCCAGCCGCTCGCCAAGCAACAGCGATTCGAGGGTCAGAAGCGCTGGCGACATGCTTTCAAACCCCTGCCCGAACGGCTTAAACAGCGCGTCCTCGCCGTCTAACTCTTCATCCGCGAACCCGACCCGCGCAAGCCAAGGCTTGAAGTGCCGGTAGTTCCACCGGTCGAACGCGATGCGCCTGAACGGATGTTCCCGGTGCATCGCCGCCAGCCGCTCCGCAACCCACTCGTACTCAATGGTGTTGCCCGGCGTCGTCTCGATAAAGCCGCGCGACGCCCACAAGTCATATGCCTGCCGATCCTGCCGCGCCCTCTCGGCAAGCCCGACCTTCGGAAGCCAGAACGTCGGCAGGGCCTGCCAGACGCCATCGACGTTTGCCACGCGCACCAAAGCGGTCAGATCGTTCACCGCCGACAGGTCAAGGCCCGCATACACCTCACACCCATCCCAATCATCGTTTACTTCCGCGCCGCACTTCTGCCAGACGATGCGCGACACGAACGGCGCGTTCATTTCAACACGGCGATTAAGAACAAGGTTCTCGTAATCCGGCTGCCGCGACGGCATCCGCTCGGCTGCATCACGCATGTCGAGCACTTCGCGCTCGTTCATGAAAACCCCAAACGCGGGGTTTGCCGCCTTGATCGCCTCTAGGCTGAACACGTCCAGTTCCGGCGGCGCGGTGTCCATCCGCAGAACTGTGCGCGAATCCGCGCCCGTCTCCGCGTCGTCAATCAAAATCGACAACAGGTCGCCATCGTTCGGCGATTGAGTCGAGATGATGATGGACAGCGGGCTGTCTTGCGCCGCCGTCGCCGTCTCCAAAGCTTCATAAAGAGCCGAACGAGGCCCCCGTACTTGGCCTAGCTCGTCGTGCACAATGAACGAAGGCGAGAGACCGAGGTTGTTGGACGCATCCGCCGACAGCGCCCGGTACAAGGTTCCAAGCTCGGAACAGTGAAGCTGCTTCGCCGTATCGCGGATGGTCACCACAGCCGAAAGGTCCGCCGACAACCGGACCATCTTCGCGGCAAGCTGAAACAAAATCGCCGCTTGGTCTCTCGACTGAGCGGCGCTGTTAAGTTGCGAGTTCGGCTTGGCCTCAGGGCCGCACAAGTGCAGCAACAGAAGCATCGCCGATTCGGTCGTCTTGGCGTTTTTTCTTCCCCGCGTGATGATCGCCCGTCGTGTCCCCGCAGGGTTGTCGTAGATTGCCTCGAAGTCTCCCCGCATATACGGCGCAACCTTAAGAGGTTGCCCAACAAACTTCCCCTCGGGAACCCTGAGGTACTTCTCTATCCACTCAATGTTTCGGCGCGAACGCCAATGAAGATCACGATTCCCAAGGTCGCTTTGCGGCCGTGGGCTTCTTTTTCGATTTGTCATAAGTTGCTTGCTGAGAAAGCCTCATCTTCGTCGCAAGCGAAGCGATAACCTGACTTTCGCGCTGCGCCATTTTCAAAAGGTCGCTGTATCGCCCCACATCAAACTCAGGCGACTTCATTTCAGCATCGATAAGCTGCGCCACCCGGCGCGCCGTTACCACATGGCGACAGTACTGCGTTAGGATCGGCCACGTCTCGCGTGGGAACCAATCCGCCGGGAGCCGGTCAACCACCGAGCGCCACTCATCCGCCTGCTCATCGGTAAGATCGTAGGGCGCGTCAGGTCGCGCCATGACCTGAACCGCCGAAACCGCGACAAGCTCCCCGCTTGCCGCAGACTTTCGCCCGCGAGCCCCCATGATTTTCTCCTGTCTGTGCGAATCTAAGCGGTAAACTGGAAAAAAGGCCGTTTATAGTTTTT